ACCATTTTGAGCAAAGTCATATACTAGGGTATACCCTAAGTCTCTAAGGGTTAATACGTATAGTGAATGTCCTGAAGTCTTAATGCTAAAGGCATAAGCAGATGCAGGATTACAGTTATTGATAATTCTTTCAATATATTGGTTAGAAATGACTTGTGCTGATTGACCAGCCATTGTCATTATTTGGAAGCCCTTTTGGTAGCTTGTAGACATCCAAACAAGGGTATTGTCCATTTGCACTACTGAAGACTTTGCTGCTACACCAAATTTGATTACTGAGTTTTGGTACGGTAAAAATGGACTACCAGGAGAGCTTCCTGCGTCATAAAAGAACTCAATATGGAATGAACCAAATGTAACAATGTAGTTAATTGTCCTACCAATAGCCAATAATGGGTCGGCAGAGGACACTACACCAATGTAGTTAATTGCTTGCCAAGTTGTAGGGTCTTCTACGTTAGAGTTATAAAGTAACCCTTCAGGAGTCCCAACAACATAATACCCATCCACAAACACCGCACCTGGTACAGTAGTAGCAGGATAAGAGGTAGTAAAGGTAAGACTAACGGTTCCAGAAGCTGTAGCATTTTGACTTAAAGTTAAGGCAGTACCAAATATAGTTAAAACATAAGTGCCAAGGGGAACTCCTGTCCCTGTCACAATCTGTCCAACCTGAATTGCAGGATTAGATGCAGATAATGTTACTACGGGGGTACCTGATACAGTAGTACCATTTTGCGTCGTAATGGTGCCTTGTAAATCTAAAATGGTGCTTGTTGCAATGGTATAGACATACCCATGATTGGCATTCTTAAAAAAGACTTGAGTTTGGTCTACCGAGTAAATAAAGTCGTATGACCCCGTGCCATCAACAGGGGTAGCATTAGCCACTCCATTGTCATAGAAGGTAGTTCCAATAATAGTAAGTAAGTGAGTACCAGCGGCAAAGATACCAAGTCCTTCTCCTGCGGTTAGAGTCTGATAGGTTTTGAGTCCTGGGCGTTTAACGGCTGCAATAGACTCTTTTTTCTCTACTTCAATAATCGCATTGCCTAGCTTTGAATCCTTGTTTAAAGTTCCATCACGACTACCAATGTTATGAGCGAGAGGTATACGGCTAATTGCCATAATTAACCCCTAAATCTATAATCAGGTTGGAAAGAAGTAGAAGCCTCTTCTTGGCTCCAATCAGTCATTACTTCTTCATACTTAGCAGCACGTTGAGCTAGTTCAGCACGTACTTGTGCAGGAACACCATACTCAAGAGCTAACTGGTCAGCCAAGCCAAACTTCAATGTATTGAACCATTCAGATGGAAACTGAGGGATTGAAGTAGGGGTTAGGATGTCTGAAATAGGTTGTTGTACTTGTAGGTGGATAGTCCATCCTGCAGCATTTGGGTTATTAAATACATACAGTACGCCATTACCTAACTGTGGGTCGTAATAGACCTGATTAGGAGTGCCAGAAGAGGGTTTATAGCCCTGTTGCATATACTCTTGACGTGAGATGACCTGAAGGGTTGTATCGTTCCCCTGAGGGCTTCTAATGAACGCCATGACGACTCTTAATGGGCGGTCACAGACTACATCTCCTGTTGGGCCTAATGTGTAGGTATATTGACCTGCTATCATAGGTACTGGGAGGTCTTCTACTAACCATAAGGGCATACCCTTAGTCTGTAGTTGTTTGATATACAGATTTAGGGCTTCTGAGCAGTTCTGATAGTCCTGTGGGGTTGGGCTATCTCCAGCACCAATTACTCCCAATACACGGAGTGCTCCATTAATAACTGCGTCCCTAGATTGTGAGTAAGTGGTTGTCATATTATTCCGCTTTTGGTTCTTCAGTAATTAAAGCAAACTGCTGTTGGAGCTTTTGAAACAATGGAAAAGCACCTGACTGTGTAGGTAATTGTCCCATAACTTGAACAATAAACTCTGCTTCTTGGTCTTCTAATGTAAATGTTTTCATATTAAGCCCAAGGCAAATTTTTAATTTTTGGGAAAACTGGAGGATTAGCAATTAATTGTAGCTGGCCATCAACGTCAGATTGAATATTCGACATAATATTTGGCAAATTTTTAATCCATTCAATAACTTGTTGTTCTGTTAAATTATTAAAATCTGTATAACTTTCATTAGAATTTTCTATTGGAAATTGTGTGTTTCCTTCTACTGAAGTGCTATTTTTACCATCTGTTCCAGTAACTATATAATTTACATTAACAACATAGTCATTAATTGGGGCTGGAGGAGAAGAAATTGTTGTTAATGATTTTATTTTCCAAGTGTATGTATTATTCATTTTATTCCTATTTAATTTTATTTAAGCCCAAGAACTTACATTTGAAATACTACAACCTAAAAAACTTATACCAATATATGCTTGAGGAGATAAATTTGAGCCAGATGAAAAATTAATAATATTACTATTACTGTTTTTCCAAATTCCCAATTGTAACGCTGTAGGGCTTGATGTATTTGCAAACACAGCATCAGGAGTGCCTACAAAATTAATTACTGAAGAATTATTTGTTGCATAACATACAACACCTTTTCCAGAAGAATTTAATTGAACTAAAAAAAACATCATTGCACTATCTGTAGTTACAGTCATTGTTTTGCTATTTTGTATAACAAATAAATTAGTAAAACCAACAGCAGTTGCGCTATTAGTTGCAGGACTAATTGGAGCATAGCTAGAAAAAGGCATTCCTGGTTTTCCTATGCTATATTTAATTTGCGATACAAAATTAGTAGTACCAATTGTAGGAATTTCTACTTGACCAGCATACCCAATATGTATAGTAGTAGCATCATTATCTACATAAGTACCTAAAATACCTACGTTTTGAACTACATTGTACCCATTAGTAGAATTTATATATAAATCATTAGTTGTATTACCTTCTAAATCGCCACCTATAAAAGTATTGTTTGCCGCATTTGTGTTTAAATTAACGCCATATCTACCATTAGTTTCACAATGAACCCCAACAAAAGTATTTTTAACAGCTTTATCTACATAAATACCATCAAGCGTATTATTAGAAGCCGATAACAAAGTACCTGTGCCACCGTTACTATCTACAATAGATTGATTATCAGAAAATACAAAACCATAATTATTAGCATTAGAAATACATTTGTCTAATCGCCAAAGATTTGCATTTACTGCTGGAGTGGCTGTAGCAGAACCAATAGTAAAACCTGAATCACCCATATTGCTTACAGTAACTCTGGTTGCATTAAAATAAGGCCCAACTACATATATACCTGCGTTTGCATTTGCAGTACCGCCTTTTAAATAAATATCCTCAATAGTTACAAAGCCTTGAGTAACTTTAATGCCGACATCATTAACTTCTTTGAGAATTTGTGTAGCTGCGGTGTACCCTGTGCCTGTTTGTTCAATAGCACCATCACCATACAGCTTAATACGCTTATCAATCAATATAGTTGCAGTAATTTTATACACTCCTGCTGGCATATAAACTGCACCTGAAATCGCAACACTATTAATAGCAGCTTGTATTGCAGCTGTATCATCCGTTGTTCCATCTCCTACAGCACCGAAATCTTTAACACTTACTGTTTCAGCAAGTTTGAGATTAATAGGTCTATTGACTGCTCCTACAGGTGAAGAACCACCATTTTGTAAATCAATCTTTGGTATTAAAGTTGTCATTTTTTGCCTGTAAAATTGTTATTTTTAAGCGGTTAAATAAGTTATGTTAATAGTATATTGATAACCATTAACCCAAGTAAGATTTCCGCCTGTAATTGTTTGAACATTAATTTGTGTAGTTGAATTAAAAAATGGAACATAAAACACTCCAGTAGCAGCACTTTCTCTAGCAGTTCCAGATAATTGAAAATTTCCAATTAAAGAATAAGGTAAATTTGTAATAACTAATTGACCAGCAGCAGTTCCTACTGTTGTTAAAGTTACTATAGCTGTTAAATGTACAAATCTACCAATTTTAGTGTAATAACCGCTAGAAGTATAAGTTGTTATTGTTCCTGTTGAAGATGCTGCTGTAGGAGTCCAAGTACTTTCTTTATAATCATCCAATGTATTTACATCAGTAGAATTAGATTGAGTAGCAGGAAATGTAACGCCAGCACCTGAAGCAGCAGGAGTAGCTGCTCCAACACCAACAGTTGTACCAAACTTTCCAGTACCAGTTACAGATAAATTGTTTGCTCCTGGGTCTGTAGTGTTACCAATAGATATACCGCCTGAAGAAAATATTGTTGCAGCTAAAGTGCTATTTGTTGAAAATCCTAAAGAATTTGTTGATGGTAAATATATTCCATTTGACGGAATACTAGAGCTAGAAGGAACAAAATTACCAGCAGATAAAGTTGTTCCGTTATATGTTAGTGTAGAACTAGAGTTAAATGCGCTTGTTCCATTGCCATAAGGAATATAACCAGCAGTAAGAGTGGTTAATCCTGTACCTCCATTAGCTACTGGTAATGTACCAATACCACTTAATAATTGTGCAGTAGTGGCTACAGTATGGGCAGATGTTCCGTTACCATAAAGAATACCAGTTAACGTACCAGCTTCGCCTGTACCACCATAGGTAGCCGAAATAACGTTACCTTGCCAAGATACTGAACCTGAAATACTGCTTGAACTATTAAAGTTTAAAGTTGCAGTACCCCAAGATACTGTGCTAGGAATATAAGAATGGACATCCCAAGTTCCGTTTGAAGTGCTATTGGTTAATAGAATTAAATGAGCAGCACCGCCAGCTTGTAGTGCTAATAATGATGTGCTTCCGTCATGAGCATTAATTTGAACGGAAGAATAAGTAATATTGTTATTAAAGTAATATGTATCACCAACTGTCAAAGTTGTTGCATCAGGCATATTAAATGTCTGAGATGTAACAGAACCTGTAACAATTTGATATTGTGCTGATGCAACAGTTAAGTTGATTGGTGTAGAAGACGCAACAGTAGTTGTTGTATTTGGAATAAAGTTATTCGCAAAGACGTTTTGGTTGCTATCTCTTAAAACGACAGAATTAGCACCGCTAGAGGCTGTTACACCAGTTCCACCATAGGCAACTCCTACAGTATTACCATTCCAAGTAGCTGTTGTAATTGCTCCACTTGAAGATAATTGCATCAATTTGGTATTGGCTATACCAGCGTTATACCATTGGAAACCATCTCCAGCAAAAGCACTAAAACGACCAAAGCCAGTTGCGTAGTCCATTACTAGACCATCGCTAGGAGCAGTTGCTGTAAATGTTCCTGTGGTTGCTAACCCAGCAGAAGAGGTTAATTGACCGCTAATAGCTTGGTCAGCATTAAATGTGTTTGTCTCATCTAGCTTTGGAAAGTCATTAAGACTTGCACGAACTAAACGAAGAGACACCACAGCACCTGCAGCAAACGCTGTAGCAGATGTTCCGTCCTGTGCTCTAGTAATAGCAAAAGTAGTTCCTGTTACAGAAGTAACTTTAACAATCTCGATAGTTGTTTGAGTGGCAGCATCAGCTAATGTGCAATAAAAATATTGAACTCCAGTAGGAGAAGGAAAGCCTGTCGCAGATGTAACCGACATTGAGGTTGCACCACTAGTAAGACTACTAGCTAAAGTAGTATTACAGTTGTTGGCGAAAAGCATATTAGCCATATATATTTTCTACAAAAACAAATTCAACTACATCTCCAACATTTAATCCAGAATTAAATGTAACTACTGATGTAGATGTTTCTGCATAATTTAGATTTTTAATTTGTTTACTTCCGTTAACATAAACAGATAAAGAATTTACTCCAACTATGTAAGAAAAAGAACTAATAGTAAATATTGTTTGTCCTTGCGTTGCCGTTTGATATTCTTCAAAAATGGTTACTGTATCTTTACTTGAAACAATATAATTTAAACCAGCAGCAGTAATACGCAACTGTACGTTATCGCCAGTATTCCAGTACAAAGGTGTTGTGCCTTCTTGTCCACGCTCAATAGTAAAAATATCACCGTTACGTGCAGTACACTTTACAATCTCAATGATTGGGCCGCTTAGACTGATTAAGCTAACGTAGAAATAATCTCCTCCAACTGGGTTTGGGAATAATCCTCCAGCATTAGCAGACACCTGCATTGTTGTTGCTGTATTGGTTATTCCAAAAGCCAAATAAGTGGCTGCGTTATTAGTATATAAAGGACGGCCCATATATTATCCTAGTGTATATGTATCGTTGACAGTAAATCCATCAACTAATTCAATTGTTGATTGTACAATGCTGTATTCGTCTGGAGCTTGTGGTCTAGAAACTGGTACAGACATATTGTCTCGTACACCTTTTACATAGTCTTGAGGCTGGCGAATCTCCCAGTCGTAGCTACAAACATACAGCCCATCCCAACGTAACTTTAATTGCGAGAACTTATATTTGTGACCACAAGCATCACATATACCGTTGTAATCGCCATTACGTAAGAAATCTGCGTGACCCATATTAAATCTCGTCTGGAGAGTAAACTGGGATGTCACCAATACAGGTGTAAACGTTACCCTGGTTAGTACCACAAGTCATAATCAATCGGTAAGTATTATCAGCGACACCGCCAATAACCCTTTGAGATGCCTTGCCTAATGTAAATACGGGTGTTCCTGAAAGGATGGCAGATGGATTTGTATCTGTACCTTGTGCTGTAATAGCAGTGCAATTAGCCGAGGTTAAAGTCTCGGATGTTTGCAAAACAGGGTTAAAATCAAAGCTAAAGACCTCTGATTCTGTAGTTAATTTATACGAAAACTGGCTCATTTTGAGACCTTTTTATTACTTGTGTTTGCAAGGACAGTTCGTTGCTTGTAAAGGTCAACCAATCTGTCTTTAAATTGTACTACGCTTAAACGCTCTTTATAAAGCTCTGTTACCCTGTCTCTAAAGTCTACTGTAAACGTATACCTTACTACAGCACCAAGTCTGTTAAAGTAAGCAGCGACTAATGTCACTATTGTAGCCGAAACTAGGGTGAAAGTTCTATACATTTGCTTAGTAAATGTGATAGTTGTTTGGGAAACTACAAAAAATAGCTTAGTCGGCAGCTTTGAGAAAAACACGGTATTACCAACCCCTAAAGCCAATATTTTGTGAATAATTAGACCACGTATTAGGGTAATTACTGATGTCGATAAATAAGATATTAGCTTATTTAAAAACCGACCAATACTAATGGTTGTAGTACTTAGGTAAGATAAAGTCCTAAAATAGCCAAAATTTATACTAGATACGCTAGTAGATAGGTAGCTTAATCCCTTGGTTATGCTTTTAAATAGCTTGCTATTATTGGTTACGGTATATGACAAACTAACCAAGTGCATTGCCATACTTGTCAAAACGACAATGGTATGTTCAATATAAGTGGTCATAAACTTGTTTATGAACCTTGGAATGGTAATGGTAGTGGTTACCGCATAGGCTAATAGCTTACGGTAATAGTTTCCAATAGTGGCAAAACTGGTAGATAAAACGCTTAATGTTGTTTCTACCATCTTCAATAAAGTGGCAGAAGAGGTTGAGTTATATGACAATGTCCTAAAGAAACTCACTAAACGAGCCATAGAGGTCGAACTAGTAACTAGGTAGCTTATGACCTTATATATAGGCTTTAAAAGCGTTACAGAGCTTGTAGACAGGTATGAAAGGGTTTTTGAAATGCTTTTTACTATTGTTACTGTTTCGGTTACTGCATAAGAGATAGTTTTAGCTATAGTCCTGCCAATAGTTACTGTAGAAGTACTTAAATAGGCAATTAACTTACCAATAGTCCTAGATATAGTTACTGAGCTTGTAGAAAGGACGCTTAGAATTCTAGCTAGTTGTTTTGTAATGGTTGCTGTAGAGGTAGATAGGTAGGTTATGTTCTTTAAAATAGACTTAACAATGGTTACTGCACTTGTAGATAGGTAACTGATGGTCTTTGTAAGGCTTTTAATTATGCTGACTGTAGAAGTAACAGCATAGGTAATAACCTTAGATAGGCTTAGTAATCGATTCATTGTTGCCGTGCTGACAACGGTGACCGACAACAAAGCTAGGTGAAATGCTGATTCTGTTAATACAATTACCGACATTTCGGTAATACTACTCATTAACTTTTTAATTGCCCTGCCAATGGTAATGGAGGTTGTAGATAGGTAATTTAGAGCTTTACCGTAGGTTTTATTAATTGTTGCTGTAGAAGTTACAGCATAAATAAGGGTTCTAAATAATTTTAATACTGTGGTAATGGAACTAGTACTCGTAGAAGTAACACTTAACGAGGGAGTTAATGTAATATTATCTCCGTCATTAATTGCTACTCTATCTATACTAGAACCATTAATTGCCATTAACTAAACTGGACTTTAAAAGTAAACTGAATGGAGTCGCCATTGTTCAATGGGATGCCACTAAAGTCACCTTTTACAAACAAGTTACCAGAAGTAGATGCGTCAAATAGACCAGCGTTGGTGATTGTCTCACTTGTGCCAGCAGTCTGAGTGCCTACAACTTGGTATGTATCGTTTGTTGTGCTAGTTGTTACTTGAGAAGTTGTGCCACTAACACGAGGCAATACTTCTGTAAATAATGTTGTATCAGTTGCGCTAGTAGTACCTGCACCTGTACCCCAACCAATGTATTTAGGCTGAGTAGCTGCACCACCGTTTAGGTAGTTGGTAATAATAGCTTTTCCTGTGTTTACTAATAAGGTAGCCATTTTTTAATTCTCCAAATAATGCGTTTAATTGGGTTTTTATGCCAGTAATCAATAACGCCCAATTCCTCTACTGTACCGTCTGCACGTGTAATAGTAGCGATAATCTGTGCTTCTTTAGCGTTAGTGTTAACTACTTGCATATTAATCTTTGATAATTTCTAAAACAATGGTGAATGATGTGAGTGCCGTTGTTGCAGCGCCACCAAAAGTTGTCAACGTAATTTTACCGTTAGGTGTTGTTGCGTTATCAGTAATACCACCAAATGACGCAGCTTTGATTTCGCCACGGCCAGCACATTCCCACAACAAAGCAGGTGTTGCACCATCCCAATTTAATGTAACTTGGATGCCGTCTTGAATGTCAAAATTAATACGTTTAATACGCACTAATTTTGGAATTGTTCCTTGTGCATCAATTTGACTTAATGTACTTGGGTCAAGAACCACGTAGTTGGTAATATCACCAGCGTTCACCCAGCCAGTAATCTTTAATGTTGCGTTGCGATAACCATCATTCAGAATCTGAAGTGGAAGAATCTGTGTTGCCATGATTAGTATCCGCCTTTAGGCTTCTTTGCTTTAGTTGATTGCATCGGGTTCTTAACTTTGTCTTTAGTAGGCTTTTGAACTGGAGCTTTTACGCCCATTCCAATAGACTGACCTTCACGTAATTTTTTATTAGGCATAATTTTTTCCTTTAAGTTAGAGAAAAAACCCCCTAGAGACCTTTTGGGAAACTAGGGGGAATCGCTCACGTGCGAGTTAATTAAACTCCAGGTGTGCCCCACAATGCACGTGGGTCGCCCCAACCGAAGGCATAACGCTCATACGATTTAGCCTTAGCATTCATCGTATCAAAGTCATTGTCTTGGTCAAACGTGATTGCTTGACGCTCTTGGTGAATCATACCTGTATTCATAGGTACGTTAGCACGAATAAAGAATGCTTTAGTACTTGTGAGGTAATGGTTCATCTTGATACCTTCAGGCAATGCGTTAGTAGCGTGTAATACGTTTACAGCGTTACTTGCAGTACCAGGAGGGTTAGCACCAGTGTTGTATGAATATACAGACTTGAGAATGCGATTAGCTTCAAACCAGTTGCTTGGGTGAACGATGATAGAACGTGGCATCAAGTTGATGCGTAGCCCACGGTCGTTCAACGCTAACATCTGTTGAATAATCAAGTTCTCAATAGCGGCTTCAGACAAGTTAGCTGCAGTAGTTAACAAGTTGCTGAATGTACCACCAGAGGTGTTAGGGTGAGTTGCGTTCAACAATGAAACACCATCGCCACCAGCATAGCTGTTAGAGAAAGCGTTGTTGTATACGTTAGCAGCAACGTTCTCTTTGGTTTGACGCATAGAGAAAGCGTTAGCAGCAGCACGACGCTTGGAAACAACTTCATAGAGGTTGTCAGCAAGTTCTTCTTGGGTAACGATGTAGCCCAAGCCGTATGCAACGTTAGTTAAACGAGTTACAAAACCTTGAGTCTCGGAGTCATAAACAACGCCTTGACCTTGTGGTTTTTGTGGAGCAAGACCAAAGCCAGTAGCTTGGACGTACTCTTCGTAGTTTTTGTCAGATGTGCTCGTGTCGAACAAGTCTGTGTATTCGATAGGATGTTCATTGTATGAACGACCCCACCAAGCCTTGATACCAGGCCACAGTGCTTTTGGAAACGAACCAGTTGTAATAATACCAGCCATTTTTTATTCTCCTAATTAAATGCCAGCAGATGGACGTAACATCTCTGAGTTGTTGAACAACACAAAGAAACGTACATAAGGCCCCAAGATGTTACCTGGGATTGGTTCAATTCCAACAATCTTCAATACTGCAGTAGAAGATGTGGTGGTACCTGTTAATACAGTTGCTGACATTTGATTTGACAATGAAGGAGCAGCTACAGTGTAGGATGCGTTCTTATTCATGTCAGTTGTTGCAAATGTAGTGCTGTCGCCTTGGATGCAATAGACTTGGTCTGGGTCATCGTTAACGAGCAGGTAATAGGCTTGTGACTTAGAAGCAGGAACGCTAGTAGTCGTCAAGTCAAGGTTTGTACCCTGAATAGAAGGGTTGTTAGGGTTAGCAATCAATACGCCAGTTACAACACCACGAGGTGTTTGACCAGACGCACATTTTGCAATTGCAGGGGTACCATTAGCATCACCGCCATCAACTGTGTAAACTGTGTCACCGATGTAATACGCAGAGGTATCTGTCGATGGAATGTAGTAAACACGTTGTTGCTGGTTGTTAACGCCACTTGTACCATAAATCACGGCTGAAAAGCCGAATGGTGCGTTTAAATTCGCCATTATGATAAAGCTCCAATTAAATTAAGTTTAGTTCCGTTTAATCGAGATTCCAGCGTTATAACGCCCATCTTGACCAACGGCTCCATTAATGTTTCCACTAGCAATCGCATCTTCTACTTGTTTGTTTTGAAGTTCAATCGTGGCCATATCTTCCTCGTGCCATTCATTTTTAATCTTCATCAAAAAAGCGTAAAGAACATCGCCTTGCTGTGTAGTTCCTACCTTTTGTTTAATTCTGTCACCCATGTCGACGTTTGATGGTGATACACCATTCTCTAACTCTGCCTCACCTCTTGTGACAAACTCATATCCGCTATCTAGTGCTGATTCAACATTTCCATCATCATTCATCCAACACATATGATGACCTGGAATATCAAACTTTACAGCCAAAGTCAGTCTTGGAACACCAATTGAGTTACGTCTAGGGCGCTGTGCCTGTGAACGAACCGTCTCGGTCTCTCGGTCAGATACAGACCGCACTTGTGTTTCAGGACTACTTTGTGTTTTGCTTACTCTTGGCATTATAATACTCCTAACTTATTTTAAGTGATTTTACTATAAATACAATGGTTATTCACCAAAATATTCTTTTAAATAGGCTTCTCTTGTAATTAAACCTTGCTTTTCAAACTTTTGACAAGCTGCTTTAGCTTCAGGAGGCAAATCGTTATATCCTTTACCGCCTTTTTGATTAGACT